GACCTAACAATCCTTTACCTATCATACTGCCAGCACCACCGCTTTTAGATGTTGTTTCATTTGAGACAGAATCTGTATATTTAGGTGTAGCACCAAGTATGCCACCTTCTATACCTGCTCTTCTGTAATAATCATCATATTGCCTCATAGCTTCTTGATATTGTGCATCTAATTGTGCTTGGTCTAAACCGCGTTGTGTTTGCCCATATTGATTTTCTATTCCGTATGCCCTGTAATCTGCATCAGATAATTGTCCTGCCATATTACCAACTTGTGCTGCACCGCGTAAACGTAAATCTGCACCACGCAAACCAGCAGCTTGATTGTATGAGTCAGCCTGTAATTGCCTAGCAGCATCTGCTTGCAATCTAGCCGCTGCATCTTCATAACCTTGACTTCGTAATTGACCTATAGTTTTTGCAGTAATGTCAGCGTAATTACGTTCATTTTCAGCTTGTTGTATTGCTTGTCTGGAGCCACCAAATGCAGCAGATTTAGCAGCTTGTGCATCTATATTTTCAGCACTTCCCATTTGTTTACGTTCTATGTCACTAACTGTATTGTCAATAACTTGTTGTATATATGGATTCATATATCCAGATATGTCCATATCAGTAAAATTTTGTGTTTGTATTTGGTCTGGCGTATATTGCGCACCTTGTTGTGCCATTTCTAAACCTTGCTCCATAATACCACGATTGCTAACATTGTTTGACATATAATTAGACAATGCTTCCGTTTCCATGTCACTCATGCCAGCAACACGTTCACCTGTATATGGCGTGTATGCTTGTTCACCAAATGCTCTTGCATTTGATGCAGCAGTATTAATCATATTTTGTGTAAATGGGTCTACTGTTTCATTTCTTTTTGTTTCTTTTTTTGTTTTACTGCCCATTACGGCCTCCATATTAAAGTTTTGCCATCTACAACAAAACCTAGTTTTTTTAATAATCTATTCCAGCCCTTACGATGCCCAAATGTTTCAATGTAACTACCACCTAAATCGTTTACATATTTTTTTGCGGCATCTACTAAAAGATAAAAGTCTTTTAAGTCTCCACCATATAGCCAAACATTTAATCCAACAGTGCCATCAGATTTGTTAGCTATTTCTGTTATTGCAGCGCTGTTATTAGCTGGCCAATATTGCGCTTCTTTGTTTATAACAGCCTCTTTAACTTCTTCATATGTATGCTCATGCCCTGAACGTGCTAAAGCGTTGATAATTTGTATTTTATGATTATCTATGTTTACAATGCTGTCCAAGACAATACTCCAGAATTATCAATACTTGCACTGTAACGTGTTCCGTTAGGGCTTGTCAGTATTAATCTATTATTTGCGTTTATATTTATATCTTCATTAATTTTACGTGTTTGCGTCATTTCATATGTAATATTACGACGTGTTTCTATTTCATTTACTGCATCATATGTTGGCGTAGCATCAGGTAGTCTCATCGTTTACTCCCTGGTTTAACTTCAATGCGCGGTATACCAAGTCGCCAATTAGTTGACGCAGCACCTATTGCTTTAACAAGCATTTGTCTGCCATGCACTCTTATTGGTACAGGCTGTCTAGTTGCTGTGTAGGGGCCAAAACTACGCTCTGTGCCATTAGGATACATTTTAGTTTTAAATGTCATGCTAACGTCGCCCTGTGCGCTTTCATCAGGATATAAAAACGTAAGATTAGAGCTATTTTCACCCGTACCTAATTCTACAGGCCCATGCTCAATAAAACTAATTGCACCATCATGGTTATAACCTACTTCATGGTCATAAACATAACCATAAGCATCTACAGCTATTGGATATGGCAATGGCGCTTTGTCTGTCGCACATAATCTTGATAAAGTGCCTTTGTTCCAATGTCTTTCTCTGTAGTCATAAACCACATATTTGTCATTTTCAGTGCTATCAGCACTAGGGTAAAACCACCAAACCTCACCAAATGATGCGTTATGCCAAGCAGTAACTTTACTAATTTGCGCTCTGTTAATATCTTTAAACACTGCATCATGTACGTCACACGCTATAGGTTGGCTGTAACCTGTATAAACATAAAAGTTTTCGTGTGACATCCAATATGCTGCGCCATCAGCCGTTGTCACCGCACCAGCAGATACTAAGCCGCCACCAGCGTTATCTTGCGGAAATCCATAAACTAATGGCGGCCCTAAATATACAACGCGCCATACATCTTTGTCTGTAAATATAAGGCTGCCACCTTTTACATTAACAGCATTTAATATTGTTCCTGCTGTTTGTAAGCTAAAGTTACCAGCCTGGTTGTTAGCTGCGGCTGTCCACTCATTTCTATCTTCTTGGTCAGACCAAGCAATATCTCTTGGCACTCCTGCTGCGCCTAAACACATTACAATACGTTCTGGCGTTACTAATACGCATTTATTGCTTATTGGTGCATTAGTTACTTGTGTAGCTACTACGTTAGTATTTAAGTTCCATTCGTACAGTTTTCCATCATCAGGCAATACACCTAACAATATTTCACCAAACGTATCTAACGACCAAATACTTGCTGGTAATAATGTAGTATATGCTTCTGGATTACTTTGCCCAAACGGGCCTTCTCCAAAACCGCCACTACCATACCCTGCGCCTGTTGTAGCATCTGCCCTACCAACCGTTAAACCTGTAGGTGTTATATCGCTCAATACTCCACTAATTGTCATGGCGTACAAATTGCTGTGCGTACCTATTGCAGACCACGCTTGACTATTGTTATCACGCCAACTTATTACACGTCGTGCTTTGCCTGTAACTGTTGCGTAACTATTAGTTGCTTCTGTATATTCAGTTCTTTTTCTCCAGCCACCTATTGGCCCTAATGCACCAAACTGCCATCGCACTAAATTAGCATCAAAGTTACGGCCTTTAGACTGATATTCTGTGCCGTTACTATATACGCCTGGCGGTATGTTTAATGGTACTAACATTAACTAAAACTCACTGTAACTGTATCTGAAATTATTACGGTTCCACTAACAGTGTCTGTTACTTGGCATGCATAAACAGCATTACCACCTTGTATTGTGCGGTTAAAAGCAAATCTTGTAATGTTCTGTGTTCTTAATGTAGGAGATATTTCTAAACTACTAGCAGCTCCAGATACATGATACCAAAGATATGTATAAGTACCACTACCACCTGTTACTATTACTTGAGTATAACCGTTACTTGGGCTGCTTGTTGTGCCTGTGTAACTACCTGCGTCACTGTTATATGATGTAGAGCCAAACAATGCTGTTTGCGTTAATGTTGCCTCAAAATTATTAGAAACAACTTCCCATGCACTGCCACTCCATCTTTTGACACCACTGTTAGGTTCTACCCACGCATTACCATTGTAATACTTAGCTGTTGCGTCTGCAAATGCAGTTCCGTTATATGTTTTTATTGCCATTATACTGTTGTATCAAACCAAATGTCATCTGTTAATGGGCTTGTAGGCGCTGTATTACCTACAGTTATTGTTCTGCCATTACCACTTGCGTGTGCTACTTTACTATCTAATGCAGCTTGTAAACCGTTTGTTTGTGCTATTGACAATGTGTCATCTGCTATTGTGCCAACACCTGTATCAAGTGTAAAATCACCTGTTCCGTCAAACGCTACGCTACCTGTAACAACGCCTGTTAATGTAACTGTTCTTGCAGTAGACCATTTATCTGCTGACGTTGCATTACCTGTTAATACAGCATCAGTGCCATCTGTGCCAGATTCAAGTATTTTGCTTGTACCATTACTTGCAAATACATCACCCGTAACATCACCTGTCAGTCCACCAACAAATGTTGGGCCTGTTATTGTACCTGTAAATGTGGGGTCAGCTAATGGTGCTTTTAATGCAACAGAATCAGCTACGCTCTTAATTACAGCATCAATACCTAGCGTGCCTGTTGTTGAACCTAAGTTGTCGTTCCATGTGCCACCCCAAGTGTCTACACCACCCCCTGGCGTAATCATTGTCCATCCATAATTTGTTGTTGTTGCCATGTTAATAGTATCCTGCGGTTGCGTTTATCATCTGTGGTTTAGTGCCTGACATTCTGCGCTTGTCTTGGTCGTTTAATGCTTTGATAGCATCTTCAAAAAGCGCACCCCAAACAGGTAATCTGTTGTCATCATTTAAAAACGGTGCAGCGTGTAATAATGTGCCATACAAATATATTTGTGGTGATTTATTTAGTAACCAATTTGTATCTACATCATTTACTAAAGGTGTTACTTCAGCCAAATATCTCATAATACCTACAGTGCCATTTGGTGGAAACGGATAAAATAATAATTTAGTTCCTTGTATAGAATAAAATTTAGGTATACCTGAGTCAGAACCAATGCCATCCAATGAGTTATGCGGTACATACTGCAATGGATATTCAGAGTTTTTCATCTGTATATTACGCATTTCTAAAAAGTTTGTAGGAAGTGTTGTTTGGCCTACGTTTATAGTAAACTCAGTATATTCTTCCATTTCAGATACATTAACTTTGCGGTTAACGCTTTCTTCGTTCATTTTAATAAAATTAGGTATTTGTGCAGTCAAATCATCACGATTTAACGTATCACTTATAATTGTTTTTAACTCGCCTAGATTTGCAAATGCCATATCTACACCTTAAATTGTGCTACACGTAATGCTTGAAATTCATTACTGTTTAATTTTTCTACAACACGAGGCCAATGCTCTTTTTTATATATATCTAAGCCTTCTGTCGCTTTCCAATGCTCTATTAAGCCTAAAGGTATTGTTCCAACTTTAACTAAATCAGCCTTACCTAATGTGCCTTTTGCATCATATTGTTGTCGTTTATTTTCATCTAATATTTTAGTAAAATCTTGTTCTGTTTTTACATACATTTCATTAGTTAAACTATCTACTGCCAGGCTATGTTTAATCCCTGTAAGTGTATCTATTGAAAATGGTTTAAAACTACTCATATTAATCTCTTGCTACAACTAAATCGTTTTCTTCTAATAGTTTAGCTTGCGCTGCATTTGTTTTAAATATGTCGCCTTTTTTGTAACATATTTCACTGCTATCAGCATTTAATTTGCCTGTTCTTATTTGCGCTATACTGCCTTTTTTGGTGACAATGCACTCAATACCATCATCTTTTTGTATTTTAGCTTTAATTTTTGGCGCTTTTGTCTTTGGCATATTTATCTCCTAATTGTAGGGGCTGGCAAATGCCAACCCCCAATAATTACCTAATATTAGGTTAAGTCTGCGGCTACGCCTAGACCTTTTTCATTCTTAACGATAAGTGTCATATCACCAAGGATTTGACCTTTTTCGTTGTCACCAGTTTTGGATAATTCTTCATAACGTGGTGAACGTAATGTACCTAATGTACACATGGATGGGTCTACAAATAAAGCATCGCGTGTTAGGCCATACTGTACTGGTATTACAGTTAATTCGCCGTGGTTAGACATATACACGTCTGCACCGCCAATTACTCTACCTTCTTGCCCAGCAGATACTTGGTATCTGTTAGCCGCTAATCCTGTAAATCCAGAGAATATTGCTTTGTGAGCAGCACTCATATAGATTTGTGAGAATGTAGCGCCATTGTTAAATCCAGATTGGATTACGGCATCCATGATGTCTTTAGTGAAAGTACGCTGTGTACCATTTGTAGCAGCAGCACAATCTGTTCCGCTATATCCACCATTAGCACCATTTGTACCACGCGATACGTTTGAAGTTGCCCAGGCTAATGCACCAGCAGCTTTACGACCAGTTGAACCTGATTCTTCAGATGAAGCAAAGTTACCAATAAAACGTGCTTCAAAGTCACGCTTTAGCTCGATACCTTTAATAAGCTT